CGACTGCAGTATGTGCTCGGTGTGAAGCGAGATGGGGTGACCACGGACGGAGGTGAGACACATCGCGCGCTGATGCAGCGCTTGGCGAACGAGACCTCACGGCATAGGCTCTATGTCGAGTATGCGGTGGTGCAGCAGTGGTACCTGCTCTCACTGGTTGAACGGTCGCTCAGTCAGCAGCGGTTCCTGCGCGGGTGGTTGCGGCGCGTGCTCTTGGTGCTTGGGTGGGCGATGGAGCACGACGATGAGGCGTAATACTGCGCGCGAAAATCGTAATACCGAGATCGATGCGCTGGACATCTCCGAACTCAAGCGCAAGAAGATTGCGCTCGAAGTCGAGAAGAAGCAGATCGAAATAGACCGCCTGCGCGATGAGTTGGTGTCTCGTGCGAAGTTGCGCGAGATCTACGAGCGCATCAAGAAGGACCTGGATACCGCGATCAACATGCTTGCGCCTCATGCGGAGAAGCATGCTGCGGTGCAGAACGCAATCATGCGCATAGACGATGCGCAGAAGCGCATGAGGTTGTGGATGTTGCGTGACCATGAGTGAGTTCAAGGCTTGGCGCGAGTTCGTAGAATCGCACATCGTGCTGCCGAGTGGGCAATATGAGGGCTCGTTCCTGCGCGAGGCCTATCAGCCTGCAATGTTCCGCATCATCGAGCAGTTCCTCGATGGCCGGTATCGCAAGCTAGTCCTCAGTGCTCCAGCGCAATGCGGTAAGACCTTCATGCTTCAATGCATGCTGCTATATGAGACGCTCGTGCGCTCGCGCGATATCGTGTACGCCAGCATTACCGAAGCGCAGGCGCAAGATAAGTACGCGCAACTGGTCGCGATCCTCAACGCGTCGAACATGATGCATGCACTACCACGGCGTGGCACGGGTGCGCGTGGTGGGTTCGGCCGTGTGCTCCAGATCGGTGGGCGCATGATCTATCTGCTCACGAGCGAATCACGACGTCGGTCGATCGCTGGCTACACGGCGCCCGTGGTGATGATCACCGAACTGGACGGGTGGAACATGAAGGCAACGACCGAGGCGCATCGGTACAAGCAGATTGAGGCACGCGCCGAAGCGTTCAAAGAACGGCGAATCATGCTGGAGTCCACACCGACCAGTGAGAGTGGGAACATCATGGTGGAGTGGAGTGGTGGCTCACGGTCGATCATCGCAGCACCTTGCCCACACTGCTCCGCGCTCATCAGTCCAACGCGCAAAGACTTTCACCTCGAGCCTACGCCGGCATTCGCATGTCCACAGTGTGGTGGTGAGATCAACGATGACGCGAGACATGCGATGATTCGCGCATGTACGCTCGTGCACGAACGAGACAGCGACGTGCTCAGTGTGCGCATGGGCCTGTTCTTCAATGCGTTCAAGGACATCGCTGAGATCGCAACGCGCGAGCGAGAGAATATCGCCAACGGCATGCAATACGAGCGCGAGATGCTGCAACTGCTCTGGGGTGAGCCCGTGAGTGCGACGCAGGATAGCGTCACCGTGAATGCACAGCCGACAGGCACAGACCTGACACGACTCATGCGCGGCGTGTTCCCTGATCAGTGTGATGCGGTCGCATGCGGGATCGACGTGGGTGCGCATGCCCTGCACTATGTCGTGCTCGCACTCGCTCAGCGTAGGCTGTGGATCGTGGACTATGGAAGCATGCGCGCGCGCAGTCAGTACGAGCAGCAGGCGATACGCGAGATGAGCCTTATGCTGAAGTCGCAGATATCGCAACGCTACCGCACACTCAGTGGGCAGAGTATCGACGTGCGCCTCGTCCTCATCGATGCGAAGTATGCGCCTGATATCGTGAGCGATGTCGCGACCACCTACAAGTGGTTCATGGCGCAGGGCTACTCGAAGCGATTCTTCAAACTGAAGCAGGGCGAACATCAACCGCGAATCATCGCGTTCAATATCCCACTCGACATCGAATCGAACACGAAGTACTGCAAGTGGAAGGACGGAATGCTGCATATCAACAGCGATGCATGCAAGAGCGCTCTACGTCGCGCGTTCAATACAGACGTCGCGTGGTGCAAGCGCGAAGACTCGTTCATGGAGTCATACTTCATATCGCACCTCAAGTCGGAATATGAACTCAGCGATGGCACATGGAAGCGAATCAAAGAGCGCGAGAACCACATGCTCGACGCTGCATCACTCGCACTGCTCATGTTGCGCCTGCAACGCCCTGACCTCGACGAATACTTGAACCAACCACGCGACGATGCGCCAAGCATCATCTTCACCGACGCGCCCGAGAGCACACAGCCAATACAAGAACCTGTCGCGAAAGTGCAAGCAATATCACGACCAAAAATAAACATCTTGACAAGGCGGCGGAAAATTGGTAACGTCAGGGCGCGATATTGAGGTTTTGCAAAATCGCAAAATGAGGTAATGCGATGCCGTACACGATAGACGACGCGATAGCCGAGTTCACCGAAAACATCAACTGGCATGGCAACCGTGCGAAGGCCGAGAAGCTATATCGCGCATGTGCGTTCCTGCTTGCAGCGCGTCCGCAGAGTATTGCTCAGGCCGGCGCGAATCTAGGGTATAACACGCAGATGCTCAGCGACCTGCTGAAAGAACTCTCGGCATATCTGCAGGCTGTCGGTTCAGGTCGGCGCAAGTTCACCACGCCGATCAGATCGCGGTGGAGCATGTGACATGAAGCGACTGTGCTACACAGAGATGGGCCCAGTGATCGGCGCAAACTATCTCGAGTTTTCCAGTATCGCAAAGCTGAGCGAACTCGATCGTATGCCGCTCATGCCCTACATGACCACACCGACCTGGCCCGCACGTGCGCTCATCGCACAGTCCCGCGCCTTCTATCGCAACAATGCTATCTATCGCAGCATGATCGACCGAATCATCGACTATGTCATCGGCGATGCGCTCGAGGTCGACGTGAACGATGAGATGGTGCAGACACGGATCAACAATCTCGAGCCTGACGAGATCGACGCGCGCGGGCTGTTCAGCTACGGCGAGATGCAGCGCACATTGTTGCGCGAATACCTACTCACAGGCGAGGCATGGGCACTACTCCACGACGACGGCAAGGTGCAGATCATCGAATCCGAGCGAGTGGATACCGTGGTGCTCGATGATATTGGGCGCATCACTACCGTGAGGATTGCGCTCAGCGATGGTAAGCCGGCCGTGGAGATCCCGGCCCAGCGCATGGCCTATATGCTCTATCTCGAGCGACCGACGGCATCGCGTGGATATCCGCCATTGCAGAGCGTCTTCCCGTTCATCCATCGATTGAATGACATCTTCGACAGCGAAGCGCTCAACTGGCAACTATCCTCACGCATTATCGCCGTACGCACTCGTCCCATTGGCCAAGTGCGCGCGTTCGACGAACAGTCCGCGACGATCGAAGGTGAGGACTCGCTCAGTCTGCGCGAGATGGATTACGCGATCATCCTCGAGAACGACAGTGGCGAGCGCACCGAACCATTCACACGCAGCAGCCCGTCGCAATCGTTCAAAGACAACACGTTCGTCATGCTGCAGCATGCATGCAGCGCGGCCGGTATCCCGATCGAGTTGTTGCTCGCGGACTTCTCGCATATGAATTTCTCGAGTAGCAAGGCGCTGATGCGCATATTCACCGCGAGCGTGAACTCACAGCGCAAGCGATTCTTCACCGCGCTCCTGAAGCCGATCATCGAGAACTATCTCGTGCGCACACAGTCTGCGCAGGCGCCGACGATATCGCTTATCTCTCCGCGCCTACCTGTGCTCGACGATGTGCGTGAGATGCAGGCGATACTCGCACGGCTCGACCGTGGACTCACATCACAGCGACGCGCATGCGAAGAACTCGGCCTCGACTACGACGAGATGCAAGCGCAGCGCAAGCAGGAGATCATCGATGCAATACTCGCCGCGCAGGACATAGCCATGATCACAGGCGAGCCCGTGCCATACGAGGTGCTCGCGGGCTTCGCCGTGCAGAGGACCCCAGATGAGGTGACTATAGAGGAGACCACAGATGACTCAACTACTGGAGACTGATGACCTACATCGCGAACTAACACTACAGGCACATCGTGCCGTATATGCGATCGACCCGCATGCATTGCGCCTCTATACTGCACAATTCGCACGCGGTAGACGTGCGCAGAATACTGAGCCGACACCACGTCCATCGATTAGACGTGGGAACGAGATCCTGATCCAGGGCATGCTCGTTCCGCAGCCCACGGATACGCTGGTAAGCAGTGGGATGATCTTCACGGCATACAGCGAGATACTCCAGGCGCTCGATGAGATTCAGGCGGAGGGCGCGACCACGGTCGTGCTGCATATCAGCAGTGGTGGTGGTGTGCTCGCCGGCCTATGGGATGTGCTCGAACGAATCAAGGCGATGCGTGAATCAGGCACGACATTCATCGCACTGGCTGATCAACTCGCAGCAAGCGCGGCATACATGATCGCATCCGAGGCGAACCAGATCGTTGCGACCGTAACGACCGAGGTCGGCAGTGTAGGCGTGTACAGCATCCTCACCAGTATCAGCGATGCACTCACGGCGAGCGGCGTGCGCAATGTCGTGATTGCCAGCGGTGAACTGAAAGCGAAGGGCAATGCGCTCAAGCCGATCACGGATCAGGACGTCGAGAGTGAGCAGCGCCTCATCGATGCACTGTTCGCCGTGATGCGCGATCGCGTTCAAGCGAATCGACCGAATATCAATATGGACACCGTAGGCACGGGCGACCTCTTCCTCGCGACCGAGGCGCAATCGCTCGGGCTCGTGGATGATGTGATCCAGAGCGTGCTCGCGTTCAATGCGCAATATACCGAGCCGACCACGAACGAGAACGACGACACCGACCAGTCTGCGCAGACAGACGAAGACGTCGAAGAGGAGATCGAGGAGGAAATCAAAGAGAAGGAGAAAGAACAGAAGGACGACAACGAAGATGATGAGGACGATGCGGCCGAGGCGAAGAAGTCATCGGTCGAGCACCAGCGTCGAGCCTCGAACGGAAAGGAGGGATTGAGTCGTGAAGAGATTGCTGCGCGCCTGTTGCGTGCAGGGGCATCGCGCTCACTGGTGCTGGCGGTGCTCGAAGATCGCGAATTGAAACCACAAGAAAAACTCGCGCTGTTCGCTGAGCAGAAGGACGTGAAGCCAGCGGATCCGCGCGAGATGTTGAAGCGCTACTATGCGCAGTATCGTGAGGACTATGCGCGTGCGCATCACGCGCTCAAACAGAGGAGACAGTAGACTATGCTGTATCAAGACCAAATCATACTCAAGGCCGAGACTGATCTCGAGCCTGGTCGCCTCGTGAAGGTGACCGCAAGCGGAACAGCGCAATACACCGGCGCATCGGACAGCAGCGCGATCGGTGTTACGCTGAATCGCACCGTGGCCGGTAGTAGTGTTGCGATCGGAGGCCGCTATGTGCGTGTGCTGAACAGTGGAACGGCTGCGATATCGCCAGGTGATTCGGTGGAACTCGCCGCAAACGGCGCCGTGCAGAAGCATGCGACGGGCAATGAACTCGGTATCGCCGTGACTTCCGCGGCGCAGAACGAGTATGTGCTCGTATCACTCTAACCATAAGGAGGTAGGACCATGAGTGAACTCTATTCGACTGACCTGATCACACAGGCCGCACGCAAGCATTTCGTCGGTGCTGATCTCAGCGCGACGCAGTATGCTGTTGATCGCGCTGCGCCGATACTGCCTGTGACTGAACCTGCGGGCATCGTGTCTGTGCTCGACCCGCGCAGCTTCGTGAACAGCACAGGTGATACGAACACGAGCGAAGGCGGAATCCGCACACCGACCTCGAAGGTGCAACGACTCGACCTGTCGTTCTCCAGCGTCGCGTACCAATGCAAGCCCTGGGCATTCGAGACGCCCGTGAGTGCTGAGGGCACGACCGTACCTGCGCCGGCAAAGCATATGAGTGCGGCACTCACGCTCAAGCGCGAACTGTGGGCGTATAAGGAGGCGCTGTTCGCGTCGAAGGCGTTCGCGTCCTCGGTGCAGAGTGTCGCAGCGACCGCGCAATGGAACACGTCCAGCGCGAAGATCGTCAAAGACATCCGCGCTGCTGCGGCGAAGATCGGCAAGGTAGGTGCTGTCGCGAATGCGCTCATCATCTCTCGACCTGTACTCGACATCATGATGCAGAGCGACGAGATCCTGAATCGCTTCAGCGGTGTAGTGATCGCGACATACGATCTGATCGTGCAGAACGCTGCTGCGCTGTTCGGGCTCAAGTATGTCATCGTGAGCGATGCCGTGAAGGCGATCACGAAAGCGCCTAAGACCCTCGACACCGCGCATATCATCCCGACGGACCAAGCGCTCGTCGCGGTCATACCTGATGATCCTGCGGATGAGACTGCGCCCGCGTTCGCACGCACGTTCGTGGTCAGTGACTATGACCAAGACGGCAACGCCGTTCCGAACGTCGAGTACTCGGTCTACTATGAGCCGCAGACTCGCTCGTTCGTGCATCAAGCGGCGATGACTCTCGATGTCGTAGTAGGCGCGCCGCATCTCGCCTGCCGTATCACAGGAGTGCAATAGGGCGCATGACCTGGTTCGACGATGCATATCGCGCATCGTGGACTGGCACGCTGGTAGATGTGCTCGGCGTGGAGATGGCACGTGATGGTAGTTCGTTCATCGCGGTCATCGATGAGAACCATGCCGAGCACATCGAGAGCGATGGTGTGGACTATGCCCTCGTGCACACGCTGCGGATCAGTACTCCGTTCGCGCTGGAGATAGGCGATTGGGTGCAGTACGGTGCGCGCACGTATCGCGTGGTCGAGGCGGAGCATGGCGCGCTGAATCGATACATGCTCGAACAGCGTGAAGTGATGAGCGAACATGACCCACGGTTGCATCGATGATTCAACGTTGGATCGACATAGCAGAGGTTGATCGAGATGACTCTCGCGCAAAAGCTAACACGCCTCTCGGTGGCGCTGATCAACAGCCCGACACAGTTGGCGCACTACCAGGACAGGGTCTACCCATTCAGCGCACCGCGCGAGGTCCACGCCCAGAAGCACATCGTCTACTATCCAGTGTCGCACACGTTCGAGATGTTCGACGGCAGAGACATGGTGACGCGCACCGAGTGGCGATTAGTATTCCGCGAGCCGTTAGCCTCACTCAGCGTGGACGACATCGCACCAGTGATCGACCGAGTGGAGACGATACTCCGCGAGATCATCCCGAGCATACTGCCGGCAGAGATGAAGCTGGGCGAGATAGACGTAACACGATTGAGCGACGCAACACAGATCCTCAGCGTGGAGGCACTGATCAGCGATGATACAGGTCACGCATAGTCTCACACGCGAGATCAAGGCATTGCGCGAATTGCAGGACGACATGCGCGCATACGCAATCATCAATGCGCTTGCGAAAGTATCGTCGCGCACGAATCAGCGCATGAAGGAGATATCCCCCGTGCGCACGGGAGCACTGCGCAGGAGTTGGGGCGTTGGTCGTGCGCTCAGTCCACGCGAGGGCGAGGTTCGCACCTGGGTCAAGGTTCGCGGCAACTTCGAATACAAAGGCAAGAAGCCAGTCTTCTACGCAGAGGTCGTCAATCGACGGCATGGCAACCTATTCGATACAGAGTTCCAACGCATCGGGCAAAGTGCACCGAGCGACATCACGCAAGAGTTGCGCGCGTACATCGCGCGATATAAGAGGAGATGAGACATGGCAACGGTATTCCTCGGGAAAGATGTTCACGTCGAGATCGGCGGTGTGGCGCAAGAGGGTGTCACACAGGTCTCGATAGACTCGCCATTGAGCGAGATCAAGCTAGAACTCTACGGCGATGCGAATATACGCACCGTAGCAGGTCAACGCGACGTGAAGATCGAGATCCAGTATGCTGGCGTGATACCGACGGAGCCCGCGCTCAACGAACGCAAGGACATCACGATCACGCTCACGCCTACACCATCAGGCACAGCGACCACGCTGACGTTCCAAGACATGATTTACCTCGGCCGGCGTATCGGCGGTGCTGGAGCGAATGCTGCTGTGCCCGTGACGATGACGTGGGCCAAATCGCTCGCTAGCGCATGATCAGCATAGAGGTACACGCGAAGCAGCACGCTAGCGATGCGTGGCAGAAGCTAGATGTGCTCGATGCATCGCTGAGCATTGGCTACGACGTGAAGGTCGAGACATGCGGCAGTGCATGGTTACGACATCTCGCTGGGCTCGGCGATATCACACTATCACTCAGTGTGCTCGGTGACATGCCGTTCACGACGCCGTACTACATGCGCATCGTTGCAGGCACGGATACACTCGATATCAGAGTGACCAAGGACGGGCGACACCAGGACATGACAGACGGCTACCTGAGCACAGACGTCACCATACTGGAGATCGAGCCAGCATGAACATCCTCGACAAACTATCGCGCAGGCCGAAGCGCGCAACGCTCCCACACCTCGGCGAATGCTATATCACAGCGCCACCGTTGCGCTCGTTCATGCTAGCACGCGACGCAGAAACTGACCTCTCCGCGATCGTGCGAATCATCGCAGATTGCATCGTCGATGAACACGGCAAGCCGTGCATCAGTGCGGACGAACTCGTGCAGCACATGGACGACCTCGACGGACTCAAGATCATCGAACTGTTCCAGGCGATCATGAGCGAGTTCACGGTGTCGCAGGACGAGGTAAAAAAAACAGTGACTGGCTAACGCTGATATTATCCCGCGTGCGCTATGCATCCCTGAGCGATGCGATAGACACGCTGACATGGACGGAGTATCAGGTGATGATGATGCTCGAGGCAACATATCCGATCGGCGTGGTGCGAGATGATCTACGCACTGCGCTGATCTGTTATGTGACAGCTGCGGCGGCGGGTGCGAAGGATGTCACGCCTGCCTCGTTCTTCGTGCATGACTTATTGCGCGAGCATCAACCATCGCCTCAGCACATCGCACAGAAGGTGCTGAGCATCGCATCACTTGCGGATCGTATTGATGGCATTGATGCACTGAAGCATTTGGCGATTTCACAAAATAACGAGAAGACCGATGGCTGATCGTGAACTCACATTCCAGTTCCGTGCGCTGACTGATTCGTTCAAGCGTGGAGTCCAGCAGGCGACCAGTCTGCTCGAAGGCATGAAGGCGCGCGTCGACTCGCTCAATCGCACAGTGAACGCATTCACGAGCATCATCGCCGGCAATGTGATCGTGCAGGCGGTCGAGCGCACGTTCGGCACGATGAGTGGGCTTATCACGGACGCAGTGCGCAATCTCGACACGCTGGCGACCGAGGGCAAGTATGTAGGGCTTGATGTCGCATCGTTCAAGGCCGTGACGATGGCACTGGAAGAGGCAGGCTTCCAGCTCGAAGACATGCGCGCTCTGATGCTCAAGGCAGACGAGATCGCCGAGAAGCTTGGCCCACGCATGCGCGCAGCGTTCGGCATTAACGTTGGCAATCTGCGCAGTGGCAATATCATCGCGTTCATGCAGGAACTCGAGAAGCTGCAATATGTGCCCATGCCTAAGCTGCATGAGATATTTGGCAAGAGACTGCGCCAAGTGCTGCTGCTGATGCAAGAGGGATTCAGTGAGCGCGTCGCCGACCTGATCCCACGCGCACGTGAACTGAACGAGATCAGCGATCGCGTGAATGCTCTCGAAGAGCCCCTCGGCAATCTTTCGCTCGCATGGGAAAAATTCAAGGATACTGTCGTGGCCGCGCTCGCACCGAAGTTGCAGGAATATATCGCGGCGATCACCGATATGCTCGATAGTATCAGCGTCGAGGATGTGGAGCAGATCGTCGCGAAGGCCGAGCATGCAGTAGATGTCATCCGACTCGTCGGCCGGCTCACCAAGACTACATTGGTCGACCTCGCATCGATGGCGATGGCTGGCGTGTACGACTTCTTCACAGGCTCGAACTCACTCGAGCAATTGCGCCAAGACATCGCGGCCGAGCAAGCAGAGATCGAGGCGTGGGCGAAGCAGCGTGGCGAGGCATATCGTGCATCACAGCAGGCGCGGCAGACACGCAGGCAAGTGCGCGAAGCACAGGACCAGACTGTTGCAACGGCGAACTCGATTGAGGAATGGTTCAAGCAGATCGGCGATGCGATCTATAGCGTCATTGAGAAGGTGCCGCGTATTGATATCGCACCGGTGATCCAGTTCATGTACGACATCGAGGAGGTCATGAAGACCATCGGTGACCAACTGTTCGCCTTGCGCTCGAAAGCCTCGCTCATCGGTGGCCTTGACGAGATGTTCCGCAAGACGCTCGGCGTTGGATTCTTCACCGATACTGAACGCACGCTCAATATGTTCCAGCAACGCATGGAAGCGCTCAATGAGATGAAGGACCAATTCGCGCAGAATCCTGCAATGCTTGATGCGCTATACGCGAACGTGCGCCGTGATGCCCTGAATGCACTTGGATTCGCCGATGCCTTGTTCGATCAACAGGAAGAGTTTTGGCAAAAAGTGAAGCTCGCGTACCAGAGTGGTCTGATCAACATCGACGAGATGCGACGCATCCTATTCAAGAACGTGATGGATAGTGGCATCACGCAGCAGCTCACAAGCATGGAGGCTGGTGTGGCGAAGTCGTTCGAATCCTTCGCGTCCGAACGCATGAAGTCGCAGACCAAGTTCGACACGATGATTCAGATCCTGCGCCTCATCGAAATGAACACACGCGCAATCGCAGCGGAGCCAACGTTCGCATGAAGTTCTACCGCGTGAATCGAGAGAGTCTATCGTCTGAGTATGGTCAGGCGCGCACGATGACCTGGGAGTGGATCGCTGAGCTCACATTCGCAGAGCATCAGCGCCGCATAGATGTTGCGCACTTGGCGATCCGCAAGGCATTCATCGCAGCGAACCTACTACCTCAGCGCATGACGATCGAGCTGATCCAGATGCAGCCTGACGGTGTAGCACGATATCGCGTGACAGGCGAGTATGAGGATCGCGCGCGCAATCAGATATATCCGAAGGTCTCACTATCGACGAACATGGAGAGTGTGCAGACCTCATTTGATGCATATGGCAATCCACTGCTGGTGAGCTATGGCCAGGTGACTCAGGTCGCCACTGCTGATGTGTTTCGTCCGCGCGTGAACTTCACCATCGCGGCGCAGGTTGACCTTGCTGCATATGGCGTGACGTTGAATGACCTGCTCGACGCATGGGTCGGCAAGATCAACGCGTCACAATGGTACGGGTTCTTGCCTCAGACCGTGCTCTGTGTAGGGATCAACGCATCACAGAACTATGAGACGTACGATCTCACAACGCGCGTGTGGAACCTAGAGTTTCAGTACGTGGTGAATCCTGATACATGGCTGCAATGGGTCTACTATCGCGCGCCTGATGGGACGATCCCAGTCGACTCGCCGTTCTATCAATTCACGCCATACGTGATCGAAGAGTTCAATGCACTCTTTCCATTCGCGGGATATAAACTATGAAGAGATATGTGAAGCGAGGCAATATTATCAAGGCTGACGCGATCAATCGCGCAGTGAACACGGCGATCGACCAGATCGTATCGTTGAACCCAGGCGTGTCGCGCGTCGGCGATAATGTGCTCTATCGCGTAGGTCGTGATACTGGTGGTGGAGGTGGTAGCAGCGCCGACCCGTTCAAGATTGAAGAAGTGAACACGCTGCCCCCTATCCCTACGAAGGGTTGGAAGCGTGTGTATTGGCGCACGCCTGAGCAGGGTGGTACTGGTGATGGGCAGATGTGGGAGGCATATGCAGGGTATACACGCTGGGCGCCGTGCAACTTCCTCACTGACAAGCAGGGCATACCTGGAGAATGACATTGCATGGCTGAATATGTCGTGCCAGTACCAACGCAATGCAATCCGCACCGATTCCTACTACATCGCGACATGCTCATTCATGCAGTCATGTGTTGGAACCGCGCGCTGGACTACGTGCAGAACGTGCTCGATGGTACACTAGCGGCCGGCATGCAATATATTACCTTCGAGGACTTCGAGCCTGCAGACCTCTCGCCATTCTATCCTCTCACTACTCGCGATATGCGCATCTATCCAGACCAGCACTGGAAGCCTGATGCGCGCGTGGACAGATCGCTATGGCAGCGCATGACGGACTATATCCGCGGGATAGTCACGACCAATGGCGCATTTTTGCGTGATAGAATCGGCACGGGTGGAGGCTACACCTGGGAGCGCGGCGGCCCGATCAAGACCAACCCTGACGATCCCGAGACCTGGCAATACAAGAGCGGTGATCAGGACCTATTGCGTGGGATGCAGTCAGGGCGATACAGGCCGGCCGACTGGCTGTACCTCAATATTGTTGGCGAGTATCATCGACTCGTTGGTGAAACGATTAACAGGGTGGAAATAATACGGTACGAAGAAACGATCAGGCGACACACGTTCATATTCCGCCACACAGACGGAAGAAATATAATCACCAAGCAGACGATAGTTCCACCAGCCGAGATCGTCAGCGAATCCATTACACGTGCAGATTTCTCTCCGCCTGAGCTTGAAGTGTCTACCGAGACCACAGCAAGGAACTCGGGAGCAATAATAGAGATCCCAGTGCCAGTATCATCTATCAGTGAGCTAGATGGCGAATTCGATAGCGAGGCGCAATGGTACAACTTGCATCGCTATGCTGCCGCGTATTTCACCGTTGTCACGGCGTACAATTGGCCGTCGTCTATACCACGTCTCGACTACGAGTGGTCCTACATTCAGCGGGAAGCTGATTTAAATCCACCTTTTAACTGGATACGTCTGGGCTATGACACAGATCCATCTACGACGTACATCGAGTCGCCAGTGTGGTGGCGCAAAACTATAGCCAAGCGCGTGGATGGCGATGTCCAGATGAGGCTATATTACAAACGCACGCGCGGTGAGATGTACGGAAACACGCAGTTTAGCGTCACATATAATGGCTCTACTCATACATTGGACTCAGCGCGCTACTGGCAATATTTCCCATTCACGCTCTCTGGCCCTAGAGATAGCGAGCATGTCATATCGGTCAGTTATTCATCCTATTATGAGACGGAATACGAGCAGTATACTACCGAAGAATATGATCATGATATCTACCTTAGGACGCGCGTCCATCGCACATCTTTTCAAAGCGATTACACTGACATCATCGGGAACTATAATATTCATCGCTTCCGCGCGAGAGTCATAATGCCGCTAATAGCCTTCAAGGTGGCGATAGAATGATCACTCTCACTCGCAACAATAACCTCTTCACTCTCTACCTCGACCCTGGCGTGCAATATCACATCTTCCATCGTGGTGTGCCTGTCGCGTTGTGGTACGAGGGCGACTCATGGTCATGGCAGGGCGAGCAGTATGATGTGATCGTATGCACTGCGGACGAGGTCGCGACGAAGCAGTCGTATCGCTTCAAGTGGTCGCGCTATATCCCTATCGACGTCGCTGATTGGCGCACGAGCACGAACATCACGGCGATATATGTCGAGGCACAATACGCGACCGAGAGCGCCCCATACTTCAACGCGTCATATCCCTTCTCCCTGAACGATGGCACTCGCATCTTCGTGCCTGCGCGAACTAGTGGTCTTCACTACATCACGCTGCAGGGACTCGATGCGGAGGGGCACGCGATCACGCGCACATGGCGAGTGCGTGAGTATGCGATGGTGCCTGACCTCGTCCCGACCGAGTTCACGTATCAGCGGATCAACGATACGACTGGACGTATTGGCTTCACCCCGATCATCATTGAGCAAGGATCAGCCTGAGCATGCGCGTCACACTCTACCGTATAGGCGACATCGCTGACAGGTATGCAGTGCTGAACACATTGCGCCTCGTCACCGTGCATGCGCTGAATGGGGCAAACATGAACTG